TAATTACAAAGAGGCTTTTTCTGACTGGGAATACCTAACATCCAAGATTGAAGGATCTCCGCGAGATATAGCCTTTGGGGCCAACTTTCACCCCTACCTATCAAAGGACTCCAGTCGGTTCAACGTTAGTATTTATGATCCGGAGTCTATGTCAGCATACCTGGATTTAGAAACAATGAAAGTGCTTAAGTCATCTTTTTCGGATCAAGAACGAAGAATAGGATAGCTCTTCGTGGGTTAGCTGCCGCGACCAAATGTGGCGTTAATTGTTAATTATTGGGAACCATAATGGGATACTTACATATTAAGAATTGCAAGTCTGACTCTCCTATTTTTCTTTTTAAGGAATGCTATGCTATGTGCAAAGTGCATGGTACGAGCACGCACATCGCCTACAACGGAGAACTTCCTGAGGGCCACCGCTTTACTATTTTCTCTGGTGGGTGTAAGCGTGAGGAGTTTGTAAAGATCTTCGATCTAGAGGATTTACAGCGAAAAATTAATGAGATTGGGTATTCTAAGTTCGTTTTGTACGGCGAAGGTTATGGCGGTAAAATGCAAAGAATGTCCGCTACTTATGGTCCAACTCTAAGGTTTATTGCTTTTGACGTAAAAATTGATAATCGTTGGCTAGAAGTTCCTAGGGCGGAACAGTACGCTAAAAATTTAGGGTTAGATTTCGTTCCTTACAAGAGGATTCCCTGTACTATTGAAGCCCTTGATGCTGAAAGAGACGCCCCGTCAGAAGTAGCTATTAGAAATGGCTGTGGGAATGATAAGCTCCGGGAGGGAATTGTTTGTCGCCCACTTATGGAATTCTCCTATGGAACGGATGAAAACAGCCGCATCATTTGTAAGCACAAGCGAGAGGAGTTCAGGGAGACAAAGTCTGTAAGGACCGTTCAGTCAGAAGAGAAGCAGAAGAAGCTAGATGAGGTCACTCTTATCGTTGATGAATGGGTGGTCCCTATGCGCCTACAACACGTATTAGATAAGATGGGAGAGGCTGGGAGTATTGGTATCGAAAAAACCAAAGACGTTATTAATGGTATGATAGAGGACGTCGTTAGAGAGTCCGAAGGTGAAGTTGTTGTTGCCGATGAAAAGTTACTAAAGAAAGAAATTGGTAATAGGACAGCAAAGCTTTTCAAAGAATATCTATCTTCCCTCTGGACAAAGAACCAAGAAACAGCTATGGTAGCTACATGAACACTATCTTTTATATTGTTAGGATCATTATTGCGTATTTCTTGGTATTAACCCTGCTGCTACCGCTGAGTTTTATTTTCTTTTTGGCTCCATTTCCTGTTATGAACCGTATCGGCTGGAGGCTGGTTAGGTTTATTGACCGCTGGATAGCTCCCATTAACTAGAGGGCAGCATGAAGATAGCCTACATGTCGGATATCCATCTTGAATTTCATAGAGATGGTGGAGTAGCTTTTACAGATGAAATAATCGCCAATACGCCAGAAGTGGACCTTGTGGTCCTAGCTGGCGATATAGGCGTGTTGAAGACGGATTCGGGGCAGATTCAGGTACTTCTGGAGGGACTGTCTAAGAAGGCTAAGAAAGTATTTTATGTGCCAGGTAACCATGAGTTTTATCAGGGTGAGTATAGGGCTGGGAAAGGCACCTTACAAGACCTTGAATATAACACACCAGAGAATGTAGTCGTTGGCTCAGGTTGTTTTACAGACTTCTTCCTTGACGGCTATTATATTTGCGGCGGTACTTTGTGGTTCCCAGATTTATATCCGCCGCAACATGAAAAAGAGATGTTGAATGACTTTAACTACATTAAGCATTTAGAGCCTGAGATCTATAGGGAGAATGCTTATTGTGTAGCTCAGATAGAGAAAGGCTGTATGCAATTCCCTGGCAAGAGTATTGTTGTAACCCATCATGCTCCATCGTATCAGAGTGTTGATCCTAAGTTTGCTGGAAGTCCTATTAATAAGTTCTTTGCTAATAATCTAGATGCTATGATTGAAGATGTGAAACCTTTGGTGATTGTTTCCGGTCACCTCCATGACGCAGTTGATTATGAACTTTTTGATACTAGGATTACTTCTAACCCAGCAGGATACCGTGGTGAACTTGATATTAATTGGAAGCCAAAGGTGATTGAGGTATGAAATCATTAAAGGTACAGGTTTGGCTTAGAAACTATCTGTGGGGAAACGGAGACGTAACAGCTACTCTAGAAAAGTTCAAGTCTTCCTTTGGTATCAACTCCAAGCAGCACTCCATTCACCCCAACCTGTTTGGTTTCAAATACAATCAACTCGAATGCGACTTTAACAACGAGATCGTTTGTGAGTGTCGCGGGCTTATCCTTGATGCTGCTGATAATTGGCAGGTTGTGGCTATGCCGTTTTACAAGTTTTTTAACTCAGTGGAAATAAAAGCGGCCAAGCTTGATTGGGCCACCACTAGGGTTCAGGAAAAATTAGACGGCTCTTGTATCCAGATTTATTACTATAAAGGCTGGAATATATCAACTATGGGCTGTCCTGATGGCCTAAATATCGTTGGTGACACCGGCATTACCTTTAGAGACTTGGCCTTAAGCTGTATTGAAAAGCAAAAGCTAGATCTAACTGAGTGGTCAAGATACTACACCTATATCTTTGAACTAACCTCGCCTCTAAATAGGGTCGTAGTCGACCACAAAGAGGCGAAACTAACCCTTATTGGGATTAGGAACAACGAGACACTTAAAGAAGTTCCACTGAATGACATTGCTGAAACGATATGGATGTTCGGTCCTGGTCAGCCACCAATTGTCCAGGAACACCCTCTATCAAGCCTAGACGATTGCCTTAAGGCTTCAGAGAAGCTAAACCCACTGGAGCATGAGGGGTATGTAGCCGTTGACGCTAACTTCAATCGAGTTAAAATCAAGTCGCCAGCTTATGTAGCTATTCACCACATCAAAGACAGTTGCTCTTTGGCCAAGATGGCCATAGTTATTAAAAACGGCGAATACGAGGAGTTCCTTATTGCTCTACAGTCCTACCCGTTGGTGTTGGAGCAGTTTAACAAGCTGGTAGAGCGGTATAAGGATGTTATTAAAATCTGTACCGAGACTTATGATAAGATCAAGGATATTAGTAATCAGAAGGAATTTGCTTTACTTGCATGTCAAGCCGAGTATAGTACCGTATTGTTCAGCATGCGTAAGTCGGGCAAGTCAGCACAGCAGATGTTGCATGATACGCTGGAAAATACATTTTTAAGGATAATGGGGGTAAAGTGATACAAGATGGTCTAAGCAAAGCGGAAGTAGCGTTAGTAGTTGACAATAGCCATTTATGTTATCGCGCCTACTACGCTAACCAAGAACTAGCTACCTCTAAGGGAATCCTCTCAGGGCATATCTTCGGCTGTGCCAAGATGTTAATTTCCATGTTCCGCGACTTAGGGACCAACATCTGTCCTGTCTTCTGCTACGACGGTAAGGGAGCTAAGGCGGTCAGGCAGCAGATTCTACCAACCTACAAAGCCAATCGAAAGATCCTTCCGGTAGACCCTATTGGTGATTGCAAGGCCAAGATCTTGGCCTTCATGCCCGGCCTGCATGTTGAGAAGGAAGGCTTTGAGGGGGACGACGCTATTGCTTGGGTGGTTAGGACAATCCCCAAGGACAAGAGAGCTATTATTCACAGCGGAGACAAAGACTTGCATGCCTTGAAAGGCGGCAACGTCCAGGTCTTCTCCCCCTCCAAGGGACGAATGGTCACAGATGAAGACATCTTCGAAGAGTTCCATGTTAAGTCCGCTGAAAAAATCTATTTAGCTAAGTCGCTGTTTGGTGACTCTTCGGACAACATTAAGGGTGTTGAAAGATTACTAAAAAAGCAAGTAGAGCCAGTTTTAGAGAAATGCTTAACTCCTGATGAGTTCTATGAGACTCTTAAGGAACAGCCGGAGAGTATGAGTGACAAGCAATACCACAATGCTGTAGCGGCCAAAGAAGCCGTTCTTAAAAATTATCAGGTAATTCTACCAAGGACTGAAGGGTTTAGTAAGGATGATATCAAGCGTGTCATGAAGACTGAAGAGAACAAAAACAAGCTATTGGAAACTTTAGAAACATATGAGTGTTTTTCAGTAATGGAAGAGGCAAAGAGACTTTATGAATAGGTGAAATATGATAACTAGATTCTTCTTGACCCTCCTAGGGCTTGTTGTTATCTTAATTGGTGTTCCAGTCCGGTTACTTCTAAAGCTACTAAGTGTCTTAAATATTCCTTCGGTTGATCTCTTTGACTTCTGGCTGTGTTTTAAAATGGCAAAACTGAGAAAGTGGGTGCTACATGCAAGTAATGATTCATGATGACGATTGCGGTGAATATCTTGACAAGGACGGCAAATGTCCTAAGTGTCTGTTCCATCCCGATTGCCAATCGACCGCTTTTGTGGATGTAGAATACGCCGACATTAAGACTTACCTAAAGCAAGGAAATACCATGTTGGGGCTTTACAGGAAGCCGATTTCTGTTAAGATGAGCTAATGGTAATTAAACCCGGCAAACACGACGAACTCAATAAGGGCTTGAGAGATATTGAAAAGGACCATCCAGAACTAAGACCTGTCAACTTCCAAGATACCGAAAAGACAATTCCCTTTCATGGGTTTGTGTTCAAGGATGTTGACTTTGATAAGCCAATTTGGCTAGGCAAGAGTCCCTACACAACAGATGACGGCAAGCCAATCAATCAGTGGTTCGGATTGTGTCCTAGACCAGCTTATGGCTATGGTCGATGGCAGGTTACGGTAGAAGAGTCAGCTACCATTAAGCAGCTATGCGAACAACTAGTTGAGAAGAAGACGGTTACTCAGGCTAATATGCTGTTCGATTACCTGCAGATGCTGGGAGAAATGCGGGATAAGTTAGCTGTGGCTAGTTAGACTGGGATCTAAGGGAGAAGCCATACAAGTATTGTCCTCACAGACGTCGTTTTGAATGATGAGGGGCATGGTCGTAACGAAGGATTCTAGCACATGACCGGGTTTGTCAGGAATACCAGTCTTAAAGGCTTCTTGGCTAACTCGGTGCTCAAGATGCCAATTTTCTGGCTTGTACGGATGCCAGCCATATTCCCAAGCGTGTGCAACCACCCAAGCATACAGTTTAGTTTTCTTCTGTTGAGGGATTGTAGACCGATCTGGATATAGTCCACCACAGCCAAAATCAAACGCGAGCGAGCAGGAGTGGCTACTTTGAAAAGCTCTCCACTTACGACCCTCAGCCACCGATCCATACAACCTGATCATATCGGCATTGTATTCTTCAATCGTGTCCCACAAAGGAGGACGATGACCAGAAGCTACAAGAATAGGAAATCCTAAGTCAGCAAGTACAGCATCCGACATAGCCATAAAGTCAGGAAAAATAGCCTTATGGATATACTGCTGCTTGTGGCCTGGTGCTGTAGGAACTGGGGTTAGGAGGCTAGATCCTACAGGGATAATGGCGTAGTCTTTGACATAAACCCTATTCTCCCGATATGGCACTGGTTTATCTCACTTTAGTGCACAACACAAACAGGATCCGGATCTGCCCCCGTCCTGTAGAACGACCCAACAACTAGCCCTCCCGTAATGGCTGCGGCATTGTTTGCGTACACAGGAAGGTTTGTGCCATATAGAGATGGAACAGAAACCACCTGGCTATCGAAGTAGACCTTCCCCCCATTATACGTAGTAAAAGTGGCTCCGGCTGGAATTGATTGAAATTTGCAAACAAGCGTGGTAGCAGTAAGAATCTGTTGAAGGCTAACTCTGGTACTGTTGGCTCCAGTTGAATCAACCATCGTACCAATCAATCCCGTATACAAACCTGCGGTACTAGCACAGGACAGAACTGTTCCTGTAACTCCAGTAATGGCAATCGTTTGTCCTGAAAAATTAATGGCTGGCATATTATAAAGATTCCTTGTTAAAAGTCGGAGTTGTAAGCTCTTACGGCTGCTTGGTATATAGGGAGAGTAACTAGTCCACTAAATTGGGCGACTAGGCTATTAGAAAAGATTAAAGTAAGTCCATCGCTACCATTTGACCCAGTATAGCCCCCGCTAACCCCTCCTCTCGTATCGATATTTCCAGCAGCCCCAGCCGCCTCCCAGACAATCTCTCCCGCATTAATAATAACTAGGCCACCGCCGCCGCCTCCGGCTGAGCCGGTTCCACCTGTGGCATCAATAGATCCACCGTTCATCACAAGTTTACCGCAAGAAATGAAACAAACTCCACCACCAGCCGCCCCACCCCCAGTATTGCCAGAGACATAAGAAGACCCCCCACCACCGCAACCTCCATTTATTTTATAGGGAGCAAGGTTTTTTGCTGGTATCTTGTTTTCCATTTCATAAATTAGTGCTTCCAAGTAAACGGAAGGCTGAAATCTGCTATTTGCATTAAGAAATATGGAACTTGTCCCGCCATGGCCAACCCCCGCAGCTCCATAGGTGGTGCCGTTACCTCCACTCCCTCCCCAAAATACTCTCTGGATTCCGGCATTGTCAGTTGTTGCGGGGCGTCCGTTAGCTCCCACCCCCGAGGCGTTGGCATTTCCCCCGTTTCCACTTCCGCCAAGAGTTCCACCGAGGAAACTCCCACCACCAAAATCAATAAGCGGGCATAAATATCCTTGACATCCGGTAGCGCTAACCCAAGTTGAACCACCAGAACAAACGGTTCCATCAACCCGAATAATCCCACCAGAATTCAGAGAAATAGTATCCCTTACAGTGACTTTATAAGTTGCATATTGATTTGGAGATGTTTCCCCGGCTACAAAAGCCGTAGGTAATAGTTGCGAATTTATCGATAACCCCTTACAGATAAAATCTTGACCACCTGTATATAAATTATAGTAAGCACCGCCCCCAGAAGGAGGAAAGGGCACTCCGTTAATGCAAGTTGGCGAGCTAATAGTAATTTTTGAGCTTCCGCCACCAGTAAAGGCACCTGGCCCTAAAAACAACCTGTCTTTATAAAATCCCTGTCCAGTAATTCCTAGATTTTTCATATTAACCTACAGTATAGTCTGGGCCAGAGGCAATAGTTGTAAAACTACCGTCCATCCACATGACGCACATCTGATCGTTAGTAATGTTGTCAGTAGTAACCCAATTGCTTATTTCCGAACCATCAAGAGCTGGTTCCCCGGCCTTTGGTATTACATTTAGCATAAAGTACAGTCCTGCATAGCTTCCGCCAGCCGTTACCTTTACTGCAGAACCAGCAAAGAGATCATAGCCATATCCTAGAGCTTGGTTTGAATAAGGGCTACCCGCATCGTCCGCCCTTTGCATAATTGCATAGTGACTCCCGTCACCAATTTGAACAACGACATAGATACCGTTAAATGCGTTGCTTGGATTGTTTACTAAAATTCTATCTCCAACAATTGCTGCCACGCCATCAACACTAAGAGCCCCATATCCAGTAGCTGTTAGGATTGTATTGCTGCTATTATAAGTCCAAGAATGGGCGTTATCTAAAAGGCGACAAGGAGTCTTCCAAACTTTAGTAGCCTTACAGAAATATTTGATATGAGGATTGCCGCTACCATCAGTATGCGGAGCAAGCGGAAGAATTGTGATACCTTCAATAGTCCAAGCTTTGGTGCCATCATAGTGACACTGGTTTTGGATGGTTAAAGGAATTGAATCTACAAGTAAGTCTCCGTTAGGCGTGCTGCTGCTTCTAATGTGAGTAGAATAGGTGCTATTAGTGGTGATAATAACATTTTGATCGCCAGCACTGCTGCCACGGCCAACCACAATATCGTTGGCTGAAAGAAGAGTCGTTACCCCTAAGTCAGTATTGTGAGATAGACCGCCACAGGTTGCTGTATAGTATGCGCTATCGGCTAATCCAACAGCAACAGGGTCTGTAATGCTACCATTAGCATTAATAGTGGTCCTAATCATTCCAGCAACAGTAGTAGTCGCTAGCTGGAATGCAGATCCTACAGGGTAGCTTTGATCCCTGATGAAAATTTTAGTACCAGAGCGAATAGCTATAATCCATCGCTGTCCTGGCACCGTACTGCCGCCAAGAGTGGCCAATGGGGCCTTTTGGGCGGACAATGCGTTGCTTAAAGCTACTGTCTTGTTAGCTGTTCGATCTAAATCAACGAAGAGACATTCGCCGTCGGCTAGATTGGTTAACCCTGCAGAGCTAGTAAGCTGATCTGCGACCTGGTTAATGGTAGCCGTGCTATTATCGATAAGGAAGGCAATGCTCTTCCAGTGTAGATTTGTACCATCCCATTCAAAGGACTCTCCATTAGAGGCAAAGATTCCACCCGCTGTCATCCTGACGTTTCGATCAGCCGTCAGGCTGTACCAATATTCCCCACCGCCAATTTCCTGAAGGCGGGTCATGGTAGCGTTCATCCACTGTTTCAGTGATTTAATACTCCTATCACCAGCTACAGTAGCTAACGCTGGATTGGCTTCATTCCTTCCACCGGGCCAGCCAAATGGCTGATTTACGGTGGGGGAGTCGCCGCCAGCTCCATTCCTGAACAGCAGGTTGCGGGCGTCAACAATATTAGTAATTGTATTGTTAGCGTCAGTTGTAACTATGTACAGTGGAGCAATAGAAGGAGACCCAGAAAATGTCTGGCTAGAGATAGTAATTACGTAGTCTAGAGTCCTACCAAGAGGAACGACCCTGCTAGATTCTGTGTTTGGAACTGTATTGAGGAACCTTACACTTTCAGAAGTAGAATTGTCGGCACTTCTTAATAGGTCAATGCCAATATAGTTAACCGTATTTGGTGTCCAACTACCCTGAAGTCTGGTATTTAGGGTGTTTAAGGTTTCGTTTGCTCGACTAAGGGGAACCTGAAAGAAAGATCCCGAGTCCGAAGCAGAGGGGTGAACAAGTCTCCCGCCAGCCGTATTAATGGAAAAGGAGGTTGCAGATAGGCCGACAGTCGTAGCAGGGCTGACTACATCAAATCCCTTAACGACGCATGGCACCCCGCCCGTTATCAATAAGCCTATGGCATCAAAGTCATAGCAAATAGATGACTCGACTGAACGCAAGTGGGGTACATCTACCCGCATCTGCCCTAAAGTGTTTAATTGCCTATTGACAGCCATTAGATATCCTAAAGATTGTGCCTAAGTTGGCGATTCCGTATTGTTACCATAAAGCAAGCCCTTAAAGGCAATAGTTCCGGTAACATAGCCCTTAGTAGGGATATTCCAGGTTTGCCTAATAACAGAATTTTTCTTGCTTTCGAAGATGATCGTGTCAGTAATTCTATCCACAATCAGAATGGAGAAATATTTGCCTCTAGTGGCTGCTTGCCAGGTTGGCATCATGCCTGCCCCTTCAATACCCCCGTCGTGGGCCTGTCGGTAGATCGTCATCATCCCGGAGCAGGCAAGGGGGCCGGGTATAAGCTCCTGAGGCTCTAGGGTGTCGATGCCGTGGACTTCCTTCTGGGGGCTGTCTTCTGTGTGGCTGAAATTGGAAACGCCGGCAAACGGCTTCCCATTGAGGTACATGACGGTTCTTGCGCCAACCAACAAATTAAGTGACATTGCGCGCCTCACTTAGGAAAGTGTCAAGCTCATCCGGCCCAAAAACCTCAATAATGTCTGAAAGCTTGTAGCTACCGCTCATTGGCAATTCTTCGTTACCCAACCCTCTATCGCCTGGATATCTAACGTTTATTAGTAAGTCTATCCCAGCCGCAGAGATATCGGTAATGTACTGCTTTGCGGCAGCTAAGCCCGCGTTAGAGGCAGTTACGTAAAAAGCCCCCGGCTGGGTGTTAATATCTGGGTTATACGCAGCAACCTGAGATACTACGGATAACACAATATTGTCGGTAGATAGTAGCTCTACAGGGAAGTTATAGGACGGGTCAGGAATAAGAACCGTATAGATAGATGTTGGATTGTCCCTGACGAAATACTTAAATGGCCCAACCTGGTTTTTAAAACCAAAATTGGCAACAAGATAGCCTTCAATGGGAAGATTAGTAACATCTCCATCTACTTGGATTGGAGGGCACCCCTTTCCTTGGGGAATAGTTGTTTTTAGGGAAAGTGTATTCCCACTCAGCCCAAACGGCTGATTTTTATCATAAATGTAAGGGCCAAGGACACTTTGTTGAATGGCAGATAAAGAAGTAAAGACGGCTTGAAAGTTGGTATCCGACTTGGTATAGCCAGGTTGGTCTGTAACGAAAGAAGCTGTTCCAGGAGAACCGGCAGCTTTTACTATTCCGTTGACTCCACCACAGCGTCCATTTTCTGTGTAGCACTGAATAGCAGCAGCTTGAGCGTTATTATGTTCTGTCGTTCCGGAAAGATAAGAGCCACCGGGGCGAATAATGATAGGCTTGTCAGTATTAGCAAAAGCTACCGTACTTCCTGTCCTAAACGAGACAGCGGGCAAAGAAGTAACAGAAGTCTTCCAAGTCATTGTTTCAAGATCTAGATACTCAATTCTTTTTGACTGGGATCCTCCACAGACATATACTCGATTTAGAACAGGCTCATAATGGCAGCTGCAGTAGCTATGGGGATCCTGAGTGTCAGGAATAGGACTCCAGTATCCCGTGTAAGGATCGTAGATTTCGCAAGACTTCAGTTCGTAATTTAGCTGGTTGCCTGTAGGATCAATAGGTTGACTATGGAGATTTCCAATACCACCAACGACTAAAATTCTATTCCCTGGAAGCGTGGTGTGTCCAAAGGCAAACCTTGCATAGGTCATACCCCCGGTCTGTACACAAGTGTAGCTACCGCTATTATACTTTATGAGTTCACAAGAACTTAGGGGCGTCCCCATATTAGTAAGGGTAGAGGAGTTTGAATTGTTGGGAAGCCTACCTCCAATTACTAATGCATTTCCCCCGCCCACATCCGCCAGCTTGGCGTTTGAGCGGGCGTAATTGAGAGAAATTCCATAAGTGTTTCCCCATTGACCAAGTTGATTGCCAACAGCGTAGCTAGGATCCCAGAAGTTGATATTAGCAGTTGCTACGCCTGTATTATCCACACCACCGGCCGTTACGGCCTTATTTGTGGGGGAAGATAGCCAAACCAAACCAGCGTCCGCCAAGGGGGTACTCGGTTGCGTTCCTGTGATTTCTGTTAAAGTGTTTGCAGTAGCTGAGTATAGAAAAGTCCTTTGTTCGGCGTAGCCGGACCCAGTAGCGTGAGTAGGTCCACCAGGATACCCCCCCACCACCAATATCTTGTTCCAGAACCTAGGATAGTCAATTAGGGCAAGACTTGAGCCTAAACCGCTGATATTGCTATTGGAAGTAGTTGCCCAGGTATAGGTATGTGAAACGACTTGATTGGTAACCGTCTGTCCAGTAACTGTATATTTTGAAACTGACTTGATGTCCGTGCTAGTGTCAATATTTCTACCGCCCAAAACAATGTTGACGTTGTTTAGGTCTGTGATACACTTAGCTAGAATTCCGGTATAGCCACCAACAGCGGTTGCGCAGCTAAAAAGGGAGGCTGCAGAGGTACCTGAAGAAGCGGCTGTAGAAATGAGATCGGTAGCATCTAGCAATTTGGGCAGGAATCCGGAAATAATGCCGAATTGATTTAAGGTAGGTGTTGAACCAGAAAGAGAGCTGCTGCCAGTAGGAAGTCTTGTAATTGAAGAAAGGTTGTACTCAACAGGATTAGATAGATAAGCCCCGTTAGAGCTATCTCTTACTACGATTTCGGTATTGACAGGTAAGGATACTCGGGATTGACCAAGCTTATTGCTCAATAAAGCATAATTGGAACTATCGTAGATTTGCTTAGTAGTTGGCCGCCAGATGCTGAGGCTATTAGAACTAATCGGGGAAACGGTTTCGGTTACAGCTACTTTATTATTAATCGTAACTTTTCTTACGCCACTGATAGTTGTAATACTCTCAATAGGGAAGCTGCCCCTGTTGTTAAGAGAGAACTCAGAACCAAGGATATTGATATAGTCGCCGGCTACTACATTCTGAAAAATAGATAGGACCTTGGTGCTAGCTGTAGAAAAAGTGATTGAAGCTTTGTTTAGCGGTAAGTCCGTAATGGTAACTTGAGTAGAAGGACTTAGGGTGTTGTCAATTGAATTGTACAGTAAGGCATCAAACTGTAGAGCTGACTGTGCGCTTCCACTCGTAACTTCAATAGACGATCTTAGTCCTAGAGTTCCAGAGAAGATCCTTACCTTTGTTTCATTTGTTTCTAGGTCTTGATATTCTACAGCAAAGGCATTACTCTTGTACTGAACAAAGGCTTTGTTAATAGCTGCGCAGACTTCAGTAGCGGTAGCCATTAGGGGGTTGACAAAGTCTGTCCAGAGAAACACAACAGGGACTGCTAAGTGTCCGTCAACTGTGATATTAAGAGTAGCTTTGTCAAACAGAGTAAACGGCTCATATAAGGCTGAGCTGATATTTGCCCTTACGGCCTGTGGACCGTAGATAATCTCTAGAAGGTCTAGGTTAGCATTCTGAGTAAGCTTGTCGTTAACAATAGTAATAGCAAGAGTTCTAAAGGCATCGTCAACAAGTCCTAAGGCTGTGGGTTTAGCAATACCGTTATTGGAAGCTCGGATAGAAAGATACTTGCCGCTAGCGGACGAAACATAGAATTGGTCAAATAATTTGTTAACAGTGTTAACAACAGCACTGTTTCCAGTATTGAGTCCTTCAATCAATCCTTCCCAGTTGGGCTTGCCTAAAAAGGCAGGGTTGAAGAATTTTCTTACTAAATTGGAGTCGTTAGACAGGCCGGGAATATCCTGATTAATAGCAACAACATTAAAAATATAGGCCGGAGTTTCAGGCAGCAAAGCAGATGTAATTGAACTTACTATTTTTGCTTGAGTAAAAGACAGCTTCCATTGTCCATAAGTCAGGTCTCGATCTAGGTAGATATCAATAGCTTTAGGAGAAGCAGTAGTCGCCGTAGCTAGATTAATTTGGACCGTATTTGGGCCAGTAAGGGAGTAGCTCGTCCCATCGGTGGCCTTGTTAGCTCCTAATACCGGAGGATGTGTGTACCATACCCGTAAAGAGCTGGTGCTTAGTAGCTCTACTTTAGCAACAAGGAAATCTGTCCCAATTCCTGGAACCCCAGCGCTAAACGAGCCGTCTTTGATGGAAAGGAGCATCTTTACTTAAGATTGCGCCCTAGACGCCTAGGAAGATGACGCTAATATCTTCCTGCGGGTTTAAGACCATCCCCTTCTCCGACGCTGATAGGATCACCTGGTCTCCCTCAAACAGAGGTGTGACCGTATCCACGCCGTCTACCTTACTGGCGGCTGACACCATGTCAGATACAGAGATGTTCTCTCCGTGAGGACTACTATTAATAACTCCAGCAATAATGGACTTAACCCTGTCGGCAAGTTCTTGGCTCGGGTTTCCGACAGATCGTATGGCAAAAGCTCTTTGGATCCTCTTGATGACCGGACCGTCAACCAAAACCGAAGCTCCATTTGCTACGAATCCAGGATAGGTTTGGGTGTCCGAAGTCCCATAGAGAACCTTATTCACTTCACCAACTAATCCTGTATGATATTTATATGCATCAATTCCTAGGTTTAGATCATTTGGAAAGTTGGGCTTGCTGGTTGATTCAATAATAGAACCAGCAGAGATTGAAATAGCTGCAGATTCTGGAGGAACTGATTGGTAACCGACACCCATATCACACAGCTTAATGTCAGTTAAGCCACTATTGGCCTGATTGGGGTTAATCCCCAAAATCTTCTTGTAGAACACACCAGGATTTGCCTCAATAACCTGAACACTAAAGATGTTCATTAGTTTTGATCCGGCAAACTTGGTGGCCGTTTTGTTTTGGATAGAGACTTTGAAGCAAGGATTTATAAACTGAGCACCACCAGAAAGAGAACCCACAGAGTCAATCGTCCAAGATCCTTTGTTCCCTGCTCCAAACCTGTCGTCTGTAACAACAATGGTATCTCCAGGAAGAAGAGAGCCCGAGTCTAAGATGTTGAAGTCGCAAACGGACTTTTCTTCTGCTACAGTTGGATTCTCAATCCAAATGACAGAGCCATTATGTGTAACGTTGACAATTTTAAATACGCCTTTATTGGCGTTGTGGACTAGTGGCAAGTTGGTAGTAATAAGTCCTCCCGAAAAAGACCGGGTTGTGATATAGATGTACTGCCCACAGTTTCTAAGATCGGGATTAAGGAAGTAAGGAGAGTTAAGCTTAATTACAGCAAAGTTGCCCGCTTTTTCAAAGCTGGCTGTAGTCGTCTTGTGTTGGGCAAACGCTGTAATGAATGGCAGGTTGCCGCCTGATATCGTCCAGGTTCCATCTTCGGCAACAGAGGTTACTGTAATTCCAGCAATGCTATTTGAATAGGGTTTTTGTATATTGACAGTATTGACGATCTTAACAATGTCCCCGCCCCTGAAACCATCCGCGCCAGAAGTATTGACCGAAACAATAAACGCTGGCCCACCTTCATAAGGAACCAACGCCGAGCCAACAACCGCTGCTGTAGCTTGGTTAGCTCCAACACCAGAAACCTGGATTGCTGATTGACTTCCGGCGTTTTTGGAGGTGATTTGAATTGAGGTGCCACTATTGATAGCTTCAATTAGAGCTTGGCTCCATAAACCCGTGATACACGGGGTATTGAGCCATCTTACTACATCAGAAGCGTATGCTGGCAATAGATAGATTTCTTCATTCTGCCAATCGCTATTGGTTGCTAGATTAGACGCCGTCGGTCGCTTTAGTACAACCTGATGGTCCACAGAAATAGAGCCAGGAAGGGCGGTGCTTAATACCGCATTGTAGCCGTCTACTAACTGGGTTCCGCTATCCCAAGCGGTATTGGTGTCCCAATCAGCCGCATTAATAACCGTACTTCCGCCACTAAGAAGTGTGGCGGTAATCGGACAAGCTGATTTAGCAGCGGTAGCTAGAGCATTGACAGAAGCTACAATGCTTGATTCTGTAGCTGTTGAGTTTCTAAAAACAGAAACAGTAGCTGGGGTTGAAGTTAGGCTGCCAGCACCGCTAGTGTCTCCTAAGATTTTACCTTTGAGATATTGATTACTGGAACCAATAGCTGTAATTTTGATCGGATTGTTATTAAAAAGAGTAGAATATTGAGGATCACCAATAACAGCAATGTCCCCAGTCGAAATAGTGGGATCGAAGCCAACTTTGGCAATAGCTGCAGGATCTAGACTGATGGTGCCGGGATTAGTAGTAAGAGAATATGTGGCGGTTCCATCATCTAATGATAGTGGAGCAAGATAGATGTCTTGAAGCATCGTACTTGTATTTAAGCTGCCAACATTTACAATAATGGTTTGCCCACTTAATAGGGTAGTCGGTGTAGGGGTAATTGCATCATATCTAATAACGTCCCCAATACTAAAGACGTTAACAAGGTGAGAGTCGGGGTACTGGATGCGGAGGGCTGTTTGATCCCCAATTGTAGTTCTTTCTGCCTGAGTAACCTGGAATCCTGTTAGTAGATGGATTTCCTTGATGTTGTTCGAAAGTGGATACTCCTGTATGTTTAGTCGGGTGGTAGGAGTTATTGTGTTATTGGTATAGGCAGCCCCAGAAGGTAAGTTGATATTAATAAAGGTTTTGTCTGCGTGGGAGTATGTTGGCGGGTTCTTGAGCCAGGCATGATCCAAAGTAACCGAAAGCTGTTGCGCCGGGGCGGTAGGATACAAGTACCTTACAATGTAATTCTCACCCTCCGCTCCAGGTCGGTAGAATCGATAGAGAATATTTCCGACCTTATTGCGGGCCTTCATTAAAACATCGAAGTTGTTAAATGAATAGCCAACACCGAACTTCTTTGCTAGTGTGTCATGGCTGTTTTCAGCATCGTTAATGGTAATTTGAGAGCCGTAAGTTGAGTTAGCAGCTGCAACTTTACGACTCATTGGAATAGAAAAGAATCCCGAAGTGGTGTTCTGATCTACAACGACAGACAGTTTATCAGTAGGACTAAACTTAAAGGGTAGCCCACAATAGAACGGCTGATTTGGGCTTAAAGCCACAGAACTACTAATCCCTAAAGCTGTAGAGTCTGAGAAGGCTGGGTATGAACCTGGCTGGGTAATTGAACCAACCTTGGCCCAAGAGCCAATTTGAGCGATTTCATTCTTAAAATTGCCCCACTCGTAGCCACGAACCGATGTAGACTGTGTAGCTCCGGGCCAGTCACAGATTTTTAGGTCTGAATCATAGCTTGGACGGCTTTCCAGGAAGTTCTTTCTTGTTAGTCCACAAAGGGTGCCATTAAGAGGCGGATGTTCGTTTTTGAATAGAAGTATGGACGATGCTTTCGTACCGTCAGCTCCATTTCCGCTGCGGGTGCTTTCAACGTTAAAGGGAACTCTAATCGTGCTCCCTTCAATTGACCCGACAGAGAAAAGAGAGAAATCTGCCGGCATATCCAGTTCGCTTCTAGAAGCCTTTACAGTAGCGGACAGTGAATTCCCAGATTGCTTGAGAGCTTCCGTTTCAAAAGTGGCTACGGTAGGCCCAAGCTGAATAAGGTCGCCTTCATTGTCGTTTGTGTTGAGCCTGATCTTTGAGGTTTGATATACCCTTGCTGCAGCTCCTTTTACGATTAAGGCGTCACTGAGAGACTGAGGAGAATAAGTATTGGCTGATATGGTCAGCTTTGTGGTAGGGGCAGAGGTGTTGTAAATCGCCCATCCCTGAATGCCAGTGTACGTACCAGTGACAGGGCAGAGGTATGTAGAGGCTAGTCCGCTACCATCAATGGTTTCAACTGTAGCTCCAATAACGGCTTCGCCACCTCCAAACCAACCGCTGTCTTCTTGTCCACCAAAGACAAAGATGTTATTACTAATAACAGCGCTAGCAAACATCGATTTACAACCAGAAATGGTTGAAGACGATGTAATCTTAGCCCACTTGCTAGTTCCGCTATTGTAGTAAACGTGACAGAACGTTCTTTCTAATCCGCCAGTTGCAGAATTAGACAATTCAGCAAACGGAAGAATAAGTGTTCCCCCGGCCGTTTTAACCAATTGGTTTGATCGGCCGAAGTAAAGGAACTGAATAAAAGTAGATGGGGCAGGGGTAGCTTCTGTAATAGAAGTGCCGTTGTAAACAACCTCAGTTGCAGAAAAACCGGGAGTTGTAGAGATAGGTCCCTGTGAAGTCCAAGCGTTCCCAGAAATACTATAGGTGTAGTACCACTGATCTGCAACGGCTAATATAGTATTGGAATTAAGAACCTCAGCTACATAGTTCCTAAACCTAGTAACACTTCCAGTGACGGGAACGCTTGCAAGTGCAGACCAAGTATGAGAAGACGGACTGTATTTGTTGCAAGTAAGAACAACAGATCCTGAACTTTCATCAGTAGCTGCTGTTACGGGGTTGATGTTGAAATCTGAGAACCCGCCAACCATCATAACGTCATTAGATGGGAGATTGATAGAAGTATGAGAAAACCGATTATTGGTAAATGTAACTGGGAAAACTAGTGTGTTAGACGCCGTTGCGTACTCTACAGAGTTATTTAGAACAACAGTAGAGATTCCGCCGCAGATAAGAACGTTTCCTGTAGATAGCAACGTAGCTGTATGTAGGTAAACAGCTTGAGATAGTGTCGGTCCTGCAGTCCATGTATTTAAAGATGGATCGTATAGTTCAGTAGAGGCTAGAGCAACGCCATCAACTCCACAACCACCTACTACTAAAATCTTACCATTGCCTAAAGCTGTTGCAGTATGGCCGTAACGGGCTACGCCCATTGGAGCGGCCGAAGTCCAAGCTCCGGTAGTAGAATTGTAGATTTCAGTAGAAGCTAAAGCTCCGGTATTTTGAGAGCATAAACCACCGCAAACCAGTATATTGCTGGTACTCGGCAATACTGTGGCCGTAGGCCGTTTCCTTGCCGATTTGCCAGCGGGAAATTCAATCACTACTTGGTTTAATGCTGGCTTATCAATAATTTTCCAATTACCAACTAAAGCCGCTGGCAAGCTATTGTTGGCTGTCTGGTACAAAAGGAGATTCTGGCCAATTTCAACATTACTATCAAAATTGAAACTGTTCTGTACCAACAGATGAATACAGGAAGGGGTTACCTTGTAAATAGATACTGTTAACGCTGTAACATCGCCCTTACCACTATCAACAACAGTCGTGTTCCCGTCCGTAACAAACCACAAAGGTTGATCAGAGGCTACCGTAAGGGAAGAGAAGCTACTAGACTCCAAGAACGCTTTAGTCCAAAGAGAGCCTAAAGTTAACCTGTCATTAACGGCTAACGGATGAGTAAGAATGATAGTGCCGGTAGCTCTATCAAGAGTGTAGTTAAAAAACTCCACCGGCCTATCATTCAAAAAGAGAAGAAGCGTTTGGGATTTTGTGGTAGGGAACCCCAAGATATCCTTGGTTGAACCCCCAGTAACAAAAACGGCTCCGAGTTCTTCTTTAGGGAAGAGGGTTACTCTGGTAGTATTAGAAGATACCCTAGCGCCGAAATTTAAAGCAGTGTTTGAGTTGATAGACGAAACAACATCATAAGCCGATGCGGCTTGAGGAGAGTTAAAGATAGAGGTGTCAAATGTGTGGGTTTGTGGATCGGCAAAACCAACAGAGACCGATAACGTTGCTCCGTTGGGAATAGTGTAAGGGGCCGCATTAACTGATTCAACGGAAGCCTTTACGATAGGAGACTGAATAGTCTTAAAGTCCGTCTCACCGCCAGTGGCGAGCGCGCGGAGGACTTCATAACCTACACCTTCATAGATTGGCTCGTAGCCGTTACCATCATCGATATAGAGGACTGAGGGTTTACCGAAACGTCTTAGGAGAGAAGACGATAGAACGGTTTTTTGTTCGTCAGGGGAGGTAACGTTAAGGGCGGCTGTTTTAATAGCAAGGTCAGTACCTTTGGTCTTGCTATTCCTGATGTTCTTAATTCTGGTTCTGTAATCCTTAGCGCTTTCAGAATCTCGGCCATCAGTTACCCTATTGGGATTAGTAACCGCAGCTCCCGTAAATGGCGGTGAGCCGCCAAAATCGGAGATAGCTCCCTCAGGTACATTACCAATAACTCCAGGTGTAAGGCAGATTACACTAATACCATTTAATTCGGTCTCGCCATCGGCAAGAACTCCACCTACTAACACTGAATATTGAACAGGCGTGGATAGAGCGCCAGCAGGGGTAGATACGATTTGGCCAGCATTGACGTTACGATCACCGCCCTGGCCAATGACAACTTCTTCACCTTGGTTATGGAATGCTGCAGTAGGGGTAGAAAGGGTAATTGTCCAATAATTGCCACTATCTACCTTACTCGTATAAACAAGAGGACCCTCCTGTTGGGCCGTTCCTCGGCCAATATAAAGAACGCCAGAAGCTGTGGCTGATAAGAATGTAGTTGTCTTGTCTACATAGAGAATCGTAGACCCAACAATAGGAGCGGGCTGACCGTGGTATAAATTCGCTGCGATGCGACTGTAACGGGTGTCAGTAATAGTAACAATTGTGCTGGCCGCTATTGGCCCGAATTGGGGGATTTTTTCATCTGCACCAATTCGTTGTAGGCCAATTCCTTCAATATTGTCAACGTCCTTAGACTGCAGGGCCTGAAAAACGCCATAGGTAGACCTTGAAAGGCTTTGGGATACAGACTCTAGGATTGATAAGATCGGGCTGCCAACTTTGAAGCGTCTGATCCCAATTCTAGAAGTAACGCTATCTAGCATTTCCCCAAGGATCTGGGGCTGTGACAGCGGCGTAGGAATGTCTTGTTGAGCCATTATAACTAAGATTGTTTTTACATAATCTTTAACCTATGAGCGCTACCTATAATCCCATAATTCAGCAAAACGCTACTTGGGAAATTACTCTTACGATTAGAAACCCATCCGTTGACGGTGGAATTACTCCTGGAACCCCTTTTGACCTTACTGGATATACGGGGCAGAGTCAAATTAAGTCTTCTGATGGGACAGTTTTAGGTTCGCCAACGGTTACGGTTATGGATATGACTGGAGGGGTTTTAAAGGTTTCTACGTCAATAACTCAAAACGCAGCCCTGCCTGCAACGTCCAAGGCTACCCCACCCAAACCTCCTCTTCCAGGATACGACGTCCTTATTGCAAACACAAGTTTGTCTAAAGTCTTTAGGGTTTTAAAAGGGGAAGTAACCGTTGAGGCGGGTGTTACCACTTGGATCCCATAAGTTTAGACATTGTTATTCAGCCTGAAGAAAACATCCAGGTTGGAGTAACAGAAGCTCCCGTTTTTTTAACCGTTTCTTCAATTTCTGAGGCGATAACCTCTACTATTATTAATAACCCAATAGTAGCAGAAATATCTCCAGAAACTACCGTTCAACTGTCGGAAACAATAGAAACAGAGACAACGGTAACTGTTATGGAACCCCCTCTGACTTCAACTACCATTATTAATATTGGACCCAAAGGAGATCCTGGTAGCGGCAGTGGCGGGGGTGGAGGATTTGATCCAGCTCAGGCAGCTTATGCAATCGCTTTAAGAGGATAATTATGCACACCCTAAGTTCTACAGATACAATGTTTATTCAATTGGCAAATGCTAGAGTTTCAAGCGATTGTCATTGGCGCATTTCATATTGGGATGCAATACTGGCAACTTCCGCCTTTGCAGTAGAAGGTAGTGTTGGGGGTAACACCAATGGGGTTACGCCAGTAGAATTGCTGACTTCTCCCGCCACAGGGAATGTTCGCCATCCTCGGGCCTTTACTATGGTCAACTCCGACTCTGTGACCATTACTGCCATGATTGTCATTGGCGGATTAGTCTATCAGGCGATCTTACGAAGTGGCGACGTTCTACAGATGACAGAGAAAGAGGGGTGGTTTGTTACCGACGCTACTGGGTCTGGGAAAATGGCTCTCGCCAGCGCTAAATGGGGAGATCTTGAAGGTTCCATTTCTGACCAGACCGATCTTTCTTCCGCATTGGCCAGCCGAGTTTTTTCAAACGCAGCCATCTTCGCGTCTGGCTCAACAAACAAAATTGTTCAGTATGATGCTAAGGGGCTTGTCCTTAGTGGCACTGACGCTACAACAGCTAATATTCCTGACACTACTGATAAAAGATACATAACTGACGCTCAAAGAACTGTTGTTAGCAATATTAGCGGATCCAATACTGGAGATCAAACGCTTGTAGGATTAGGTGGAGTTTCAACTTCAAGAACGGTAGCCGGGCACGCCTTAAGTTCAGATGTAACACTTACAACGGCAGATGTTTCTGATTCAACAGATAAGCGATATGTAACCGACGCCCAACGAACAGTTATTGGCAATACTAGTGGAACCAATACCGGAGACGAGACTAGCACAACAATCAAGTCTAAGTTGGGGATTTCCACTCTGTCAGGCTCCAATACTGGAGACGAGACAGCCATAACCATTGAATCGAAGCTAGGTGTCTCATCTGGCAACACAACGGCTTTGTCAAATCTCAGCGGAACTAACACTGGAGATGAAACCAATACAACAATCAAGTCCAAGCTAGGAATCGCTACTCTTTCGGGCTCTAACACTGGAGACCAGACACTATCCGGGCTCGGCGGCGTAGCCGCCAATTCGGCAATTGCAGGAGGTACCAAGACAAAGGTCTCGTACGACACGAAGGGGCTCATTACTAGTGGCGCAGACGCCAC